ATCCCAACCAGAGCAATCTCTTTAATGTGGAATCAACGTTCAGTAGATACATTCTTAGGTTTACCATTCAACATTGCTTCTTATGGGTTATTATTGATGATGCTAGCAGATGAAGTGAATATGGTTCCAGAGGAATTGATTGGGAACTTGGGTGACGTTCATTTGTATTCAAACCATATTGAACAAGCCAAAGAACAAATTACCAGAGAACCAATGAAATTACCTAGGGTTCACGTTAGGGATGGAATCTTCTGTTCATCAAATAGTGATGTTTTACTATTTGACTACGAATCACACCCAGCAATTAAAGCCCCTTTAAGCAACTAAAATGAGTAGAAACGCAGCAAAGGTAAGGAAGTTGGTAAAAGAGTATAAGAACGCATCTAATAAAGAAATATGGGAAGGTATTAGAGATAACTTCTTATTTGGTTTCATTGGTGCCACACTAGTTGTATTTATAGCCACTAGAACAGACGTAGCCGTATTGGTTGGTTATTTGGTTTATTACATGTTTATGGGTAAAATCGTAAACCGACCAAAATATGTAACAGATTTAGGAAGATTAATAATTTTCCCAATCCCTTCAGCGTTAGGTGCTTTTATTGGGTATAAGATATCATACATACTATTGGGTTTATTGTAAGTAAAACATAGATTTACACAGAAAGGGCACTATATCGTGCTCTTTTTTTGTTTGGTAGATATTTATCAATAAAGAAAAGATATGGCAACAAATAAAAGACTAACGGAATTTAAAAATATGTTTGAAAGAAATGTTGTGGTTTTTAAAAACTTAAAAACTAAACAACTTTCAGAGGAAGAGGAATTAAACGAAGTTGAAACAAGAAAATTAAAGGACTTAGAGACTCAATTTGATGAGGTGATGAAAGAACCTAAAACTTTGGCTGAATTACCTATTTCAACCAATATAGCTATTAGTAAATTCGATAACATTATTAAAGAAAATACAACTATATTCACATACACACCAGTGGCCTCAACACCAAAAAATGTTAATAACAATACCTCTTCAAATGTAGAAACAGATAAATCAACTTTACTAGTTAAACATGAAAAAGTTTCTAATGGTATGGCTATCGGAATAACTAAAGATAGTCTTGGAGTGGTTGATGACCTTTTAAATTATACTGGACAACCTACTTTAAAAATACAAACATTAAATACAGTATTAAGAAAAGATACACCATTAACTACTGATGATTTAGGTAACACTTATTCTATTTCTTTTGTATTTAGGCTTAATAGATTTCCTAGTAAAGCTTATTTTGCTGGTAATCGTGTAAAAAGAATAATAACTAGAAGAACAGATTTATTAGCCTTTGAGTATATGGGTAAACACATAGATGATTTTGGTGGTTGTAAAATAGAATTTGGTGCCATGGCACCGTTTGGTAGATACGTTAAAAATCAAAAAGAAATTGAAGAAGCCCCGCAACAACAATATGATGAAAATGGTAACCCAATTGAACCAAAGTATGATGAAAATGGTAACCCAATTAATACAATGGTTGAAGAAATATTAATGTTGGAGTATAAAAACAAGTATTCACCATTTTCAATAGCTGCTCACATACAAAACAATAATTTTGCTGGTTCAACTTCTATATACACTGATTATAAGTTTGAATTAGGGAAAGAATATCACGTAACTTTATCTATTGTTAAATTAAAACCAAATGAAGTTGAAAGTTTTGGTGTGGTAAGTGATTACGGTATTTCATTATCTGTTGACAATGTTTCGGAGAAAACCGCTATTCTAAGCGGTAAAGCATGGGGTAAGAATTTTAACGGTGCTAAAGCTAGCAAACCAAAATTTTTACTAGCAGAGTCCTCTGAATACTTGAGACAACAAGATGATAAAAAATGGGGTGAAATTTATAATGCCGAAAGACATAGAGTAAAGCTAGGTTATTTTGATGTCAGATTATTAAAAACAATTACTAGCCCACCAAATATTATTAAAACAGATAACAACGTTAATCAAAAAACCTTTGCACCTAATACGTTTAAATCAAATAAGTCGATTGTGAGAAAACACTTTCATAAGATTAATAATGGTGTTGATATAGGTGCTATTGAAATAACAACTGGTAATTTTATAAGAAAAGCTGTTGAGGCGGGTGCACCAACAAAAAAAGCTGATATTAACCCAGACCCTCTAGCTGGTCAAGAATAAAATTAATTTTTGTTTTTTTTATTAAATTCGTATATTTATAATAAAGAAAAAACATTTCTAAAAATATTTAAAATACTCATAGCTTAGGCTGGGGTCATACGCCAAAAGGTGAGCTCGCTACTTACCTTTTAGTGGTGCTAGGCGAACTCCTAACCGTTTACGGTTAGGTTTTTCGTTTTTACACCATTTTAGTAAATAAAACCAAGGATTATTATTCTTTTTTTGTTTTGGTTAATATTTATATAGAAACAAAAGAATTATGGCAAGAAATAATGACGTATATAGTATTATAGTTCAAGCACAGTCACCAGTATTTTCAGCACACACTTACACCGAAATATATGGTGGTACAGATGGTTGTAATGTGGTTATAAACGGTACATTGGTTGAGGTTGCTCCATCATCAAGTTTATCAATCGCAATAAGAACCGTTAGTGGTGGTACTGGTTGTTATTTACTAGGTGATTTTAATGACGTAACACTAGGTAGCCCAAATGTGGGTTAATTTTGGTTAAAACCTATATATTTATAAATAAGAAATAAAAACAATTAAGATATGAAAAACTTAAACATAAACCCAATGGGTCTTAAAGGGAATCAAATCAACGAGCGTATGAAAGAATTGATGGGTATTACATCTATCAATGAAAACACTACAAAATCAGCTGTTGAATTAACTAAAATTGGTCCAGACGGAAAGTCTTACGCTATCGTAAGAGAAAATCACGAATACTTTATTAAAGTGTCCAACAAAACAACTAACTTGTTAAATGAAGATTTTAACTATATTGGTGGTTTACAAAACAAAAAATCAGAAGCTTACTCTTCTTACGCAAAAGCAATCAAACATTTAAACTTAAACTTTAAATCTTTAGCTGAAGCTTACGGTAAAGGTGGTGACATCAACGTATTCGAAAACGACAACTTATTGACTGAAAACGCTACTGCTGGTGGATTCTCACAATATGGTGGTAATGGTTTTTCTAACGAAGGTAACATGGAACACAATACTCCAATGTTTACTGAAGAAGAAGATTGTTATACTGAAGAAGAAGATGGTTTGTCAGAAGCTGAAAAAGCAATCGATGAAATGATTAAAAACCCAGGAAAATACGATGGAAACGATAGACAAAAACAAGGTATCGATGATGACGGTGATGGTGTTCCAAATGGTGCTGATAAAGACCCAAAAGATGGTGATGTAAAAGAAGAATTGGTTGGTGGTCAAAAAAAATTAGACGTTAACAAAAACGGAAGATTAGACTCAGAAGATTTTAAAGGCTTAAGAGCTGGTAAAAAAGTAAACGAGTCTAGATTATCTATTGAGTTAGCTATGGATTCTATGGATGACCTTATTGAGGCTTTAAAAAAAAAAGTACAGTAAATAGTATTAACGAAACAAAATATAAGTTGAAGCTAGATGCACCAGCATCTCCAGCTCCAGCTGCACCTATTACAGAACCAGCAGATGATGCTGGTTTTGATGGTTTAGGGGATACCGAACCACAAGCTGCTCCAGCAGATGATAAACCATTTGATGATGAACCATTCGATGCGGGTGTTGAGGCTGACGAAGCTACTGACCCAAAAAAATTCATTGAACAATTGACTGGTAAATTAGGTCAATCACTAAGAAAATATACAGAAGAACAAGGGCAACCAGATTTTGATTTGGAGAAATTTGCTATCAACTCATTGTTGTCTGCTACTCACACATCTGAAATGGATGAAGAAGATAAAAACGATATAATTAAAAAAGTTAACACAGCTGGAAACGATGATTCAGAAAGTTCTAATATGGACGATACTAACAATAATCCCGATAATGCAGACGATAGCAATGATGGGCTTGGAAGCGGGGATAATTCTAACGATGAATTTGGTGGTAACCAAGACGAAGAAGGTTTGGAAGAATACCAAATTTACGAAAATGAAGATTTATTCTTAAAGAATCCTAAGAAAAACAACATGTTCCAAGAAGGTTCTAATGATATTTTAGATGAAATGAAGCCATGTTGGAAAGGTTACAAACAAGTTGGTATGAAAGAAAAAGGTGGGAAAGAAGTTCCTAACTGCGTACCAGTAAACGAAAACCACGATATGGATGGAGAATCTATGAACTATATGTTCTGGCAAAACCTTAAAACAATTCATCATGCTTCTGGTGAGTTATTAGAAATGAACCAACAACAAATTGATGAAATGTGTGCCAACGGACATGCATGGACTGTTGACCATATAGCTAGTTCTGCTGATGATGTTGAAGAAGTTTACCATTTCTTTGAATCTAACATTGAAGATGACTCAATGGACTATGACGGTGAAACTGAAGGTGGTTACGAAGACGAATATGGTAGTGTAGAAGGTAGTGAGCTTTACGAAGGTAAATACGATGGTAAAAAATTAGGAAAACCTATGAAAGGTGATGTAAAAAAGTTTAAGGTTTACGTTAAAAACAAAAAAGGAAACGTAGTAAAAGTTAATTTTGGTGACCCTAACATGGAAATCAAAAGAGACGACCCAGAAAGAAGAAAATCTTTTAGAGCTAGACATAAATGTGCTCAAGCTAAAGACAGAACAACACCTAAATATTGGTCATGTAAGATGTGGTCTAAAACACCAGTATCAAAAATGGTTGCTGAAAACTTGCTTAATCCAAAAAAAAGTAGTACCTTTGATAAAAATTATTTAGTGAATAAATTGCACGAAACTTTTAATCAAGAAGATATGAAAAATGCAGAACCACAAACGGCTCCAGCACCAGTAAGAACACCTACAACAAAGCCAGGTGAAACAAAACCAGCTCAACCAACTAGAAGACAAAAAACTTTTTCACCAATGCCAGAGGTTCAACCAGACCCAAAAGCAAAAAAAAAAGTTAAAGAAGTAGAAACTAATGGTGAACCTAGTGAAGGTCAAATTATGGATGTTAAACAAGCACGTGAAAGCGAAATCATTTTAGATGTTTACTTGAATGGTAGCGTTGTTGCGGTTACGTTTGAAAGAGATGACCTTATCGAAAAACCGTTAGCATATGATGAATCATGGGTATATAGCTTTGTTTCTTTGGATGCACCAGATGGTAAAGAATACACGTTTAATGCTAGTTATTTTGGTCACCCAGATACTGACTTAGACTTTGAAGAGATTAATGACACACATGTAGAATTAGCATAAGATGAAGAAATTATTTTTGATATATGTAAATATGGTTGGTAAGGATTACAAAGGTAATCTCATTTATGAATTTATCTTTTCCGACACAACTAAAAATATCGATGGTGAACAGTGGGATGTATTCCCAGCATCTGGTAGACCAGAACCACCGCATGATAATTTCATCAAAAATGTTGGTAGACTTGAATCTGAATTAAATTTAGAAGTAATTCAAAATAGCGATACATTTGCTGTATGGGATGCCATCGATGGTGTTATAGCTTTATCTTGGGAGAACATCAATGCTTATGATTCTTACCCAGAAAAAAGACTTTGTTTTAAATTTGGTGAAACCCTTGAGGAAGTTGAGGCTAAGCTATATGAAAAAGACCTAATACTAAATTACAATATAAAGAATTATGATAAACAAAAATAAAACAAACGAAGCTATGATGGGTGGGGCTAACAATAAAACAACGGTTAATCTTAGCAAAAAAGATTTAGGTGATACCTCTGTAACAGCTAACCTAAATAAATTAGGTGATAACGTTAGCGTAAACATAGTTGACGAGGATATGGTACCTAAGAAAACCATCACAGATAGACAATTAAGTAGACTAGCTCAACAAGCTGGTAACTTTGGTGAAGACGTAAAAGACGCATTGTTTGACTTGATGATGTATGGTGATAAAATTCCATTGGATATGGTTAAGAAAACCCTAGCCAACTATGATTTAACACTTAAAGATTTGAAAGGTCAAGATGCAACGTTTAGACCAAGTGCTGAATTCGCTCATTTATTTAATTCTTCTTTGAAAGAAGAAGATGCGGTAATCGAACCACAAGACCAAGCAACAATCAAATATCTTTCTAACGTGAAAGATGCCAATACAGGTAAGGTTTCACAACCTTTTACGATTGCTGATAAAAGATACCAAATGATTAGAGGTATAGACCCATCTAAACAAGTTGTTATGGCTGTTTTCTGTCATGACGATATGAATGATGCTGGTGAAAATATTATCCACTCAATCGAAGAATTTGAAGCAAAGGTTGCAAAACCAATGTTGGCTCAAGAAGGTAAAGGTATGACAACCGAAGTAGATGGTTACGATTTTGCCGCTGCTGAAAGAGAATACCATGATAAAGAAGATTTTATTGATTACCTTAACCTAAGAGATTTGGAGGGTTTTAAACATTTCTTTGTTAACATTAACAACGGTAAGGTAACTGCTAAATTTAAAAGTACTAGAGAAATGATGACTTCTGGTCAAAAATTAGGTGATGGTGAAGACTATATGGATGCTAGAACACTTAAAAAATTTAGATTTGGTGATTACTTTAAAAACGATATGAACGAAGTTGAAGATATGGAAGACGGAACAAACGTATCTAAATTACAAGCTGACGTAAAAAAATTATCTAAGCTAATCAAAGATAAATTTAGTGTTGCATTAAGCAAATTAGATAAACCTTTGGAACAAGTTCAATTCTTACAAGCAATGGCCAACGAAATTGGTATTCCTTTAAATAAATTAAGTACGCTTATGGCTTCATTTAAAGATATAGCTAAAGATGGAGTTGACACAACACCAGCACTAGCTGAATCAAAAAGAATTACCAAGAATCAATTATTAGAATCGTTAAGAGAAAAGAAAGTAATAAAAACAATCAAAGCAAAAGATATTAGATAATGGCAGATTACAAAAAAATAGCAGAAGAAGCATTAAGAAAAGCTAAGTTAGCTAAAGAAGCTAAAACTGATAAACCAAGACTTAACGAAAGTGTTGTGTATCCAGATGGTCTTAATGAAAGAATGCACCCACAATTGGAAGCTGAGTTGGCTGAACGCAAACATTCTTTAGGGAAACACCCTGTGTTTCCAGAAGGTGACGAATCTTCTTTTGAACAAAGGATAATGGGTGAACGTTTCAACGAGGTAGCTACTAGATACAAACGAGCATTTGACTGTGAAAATATTGACAACGCCCAAATAGTTAATGAAATGATGCCGTTGGTTCATGAATCTATGGCATTAGAATCTAAACACAAAAAAGAGTTAGAAGACTTGGCTGTTAGAATGATTAGAGAGGAATATGACATGCCAGAAGATGTTGTTGAGATACACGCTGAATTAACACCTAGAATTAGTCTTGTTGGTACCAAGAAAAACCCTAAACCAGTAACCACTGAAATGGAGTTTAATAACCATGAGGATATGGTTAGAGCAAACAAAGAAGTTTACAAAAGACGTTTTCTTAATGCTATGACTCAAGGTGCTGCTAAAAAGTGTAATCACATGTTCCATATGGTTGATGAGGAATTAACTGCCATGGAACCACGTTTGGGTAGCAAATACGCTAAAATGATGTCCGCTGCTGATTATATGTACTATGTTATTCCTAAAATGGAAAACGGTACTACTGGTGGTGTTGTTAAGGTTCAATTCCCAACAGCATCTAACCCAAAAGCCGCTATACACGTACAAGCAATGGTATTTCCAGTACTTATTCATGAATTGGTAAAAGGTGTTATGGAATTACTTTCAGCACACGGTTTACCTAAAGATAAAAAGACTGGTGAATTTGTAATCAATAAAGCAGACTTCTTGGCTGCTGAGCCATGGGATATGAGAATCGGACCAGCATTATGGGGTAGATTTACTGATGCAATCGATGCAGATGATTTTGAATTAAAGCATCACATCTATGCTGAAATGGCAGCATTGCCAGTTGATGAATTCAACTTAAAAATGAGAGAAGTCATGGCTGGAACCAAAGAAGGTAAGGGTATCATCAAGGAAATTGTTAAAGAAGTTAGAGCTGATTTACAACACGATGAATTCAACGAAGCAATGAACGAAATAGATAGTTACGAGGAAAAAAATTCCCGTGGTTATTCCGATAATCAAAGTTTTGATTTTGAGGAACTTATGGGTCTTAAAGGGGATAGTGATTCCGTGGGTCATTCCAGTGGTTCAGACGATGAAGAAAACGATGATGAAGAGGGGTTTGAATTTGGTGAATTATTCTAAAAATTTGAACATATAATATTTGATTGAAGGCTCCGTTTGGGGCCTTTGTCTTTTACAATAAGGCATTTTACTTTATTTCGGCATATTTATTAGTAAAAACAATATGCTAACAACAACAGAAATATTTAAGGAATATACCAAGTGTTTGATGAACCCAGCATACGCAATTGAAACGTATTTGGAAACATTCGATAAAACACAAGAGGGTTTCGTTCCTTTCAGACTGTTTCCTAGACAAAAGGAAATTATACTTGCATACGAAAAACATAGATTTAATATCGTAACAAAACCTAGACAGGCTGGTGTATCAACTACTACAGCCGCATATATGTCTATCAAAGTGGGTTGGGCTGATGCTGACAACCCAGAAAATATACTTATCATTGCCAACAAACAAGAATTAGCTTTTGAGTTCTTGGCGAAAATCAAAGACTTCTTAAACCAATTACCTAGATGGATTTGGGGAAGCGAGTATTACGGAAATGAGAAAAATGAAAGCAAGTCTATTTTCTTAACCGATTCTAAAAAAGAAATCAAATTACCTAACGGTAGCCGTGTAAAGGCCGTAGCAACATCAAAAGATGCCTTGCGTGGATTTACACCTACATTCCTTATCATGGATGAGGCTGCATATATCGATAACGGTGCTGAAGTATTTGGTGCTGCCCTTACTGCATTAGGTACTGGGGGTAGAGCTACGCTTATTTCTACACCAAATGGTATGGATTCACTATACTACAAAACTTACGACCAAGCTAAAACCAAAAAGAACAACTTCAATATCATTGAAATGAAATGGTACGAGGATTTGCGTTACAACAAAGACTTAAGATGGTTAAAAGATGACTTGATGGAAGTTGAGTACGAATTTACGTTTGATTCTTATCAAAAACGTTTAGACGATGGTTGGAAACCTACCTCATCATGGTACGAGCAAATGTGTATGGGTATGAACAACGATGCTAAGATGATTGCTCAAGAGCTTGATGTATCTTTCATTGGTTCTGGGGGTAACGTTATCAGTGAAGAATACATAGAATTTCAAGAAAAAAACAATGTTAAAGAACCAGCGATTACGTTTGGTTCCGAAAACGAAATATGGATTTGGGAAGAACCGCAAGAAGGACATCAGTACATTATGGGTGTCGATGTATCCAGAGGTGATGGAGAAGATAGCTCTACTATCGTTATTCTTGATTTTACGACCATGGAACAGGTGATGGAATACCAAGGTAAGATACAACCCGATTTATTGGCTCAAATCGTAGAAGAATACGGTGAAAGATATAAAGCTTATACAGTAGTCGATGTAACTGGTGGTATGGGTGTATCGACTGTATTGAAACTTATGGAGTTTGATTACAAGTTATTACACTATGATAACGCCAATGGTAAGATTCTTTCTGCTAGACAAAGAGAATTAACACAATACGACAAACAAAACAAAATACCAGGTTTTCACGCAACCAGTGTGCGTCTACCGATGATTTCTAACTTGGAGTATAAGATTAGAACCAATGGAGTTAAGATTCGTTCTTCTAGAATGATTTCTGAAATGCAAACATTTATCTACAAAAATGGTAGACCAGACCACATGGAAGGTTATCATGATGACTTACTTATGTCTATGGGTATGGCCTTATGGGTTATTGAGCATTCATTTAAAAATTTGGAGAGACTTGAAAAACAAAATAAAGCTATTTTGAATAGTTGGATAAGCGGTGCTAACACAGTAACTAACCCAACAAAACCAACAATAACTAGCGTAGATAAACAAACAGGTAAAACTGTAACTAAAATAAATCCACAACATTCGGCTTATAGAAACACACAAGACCCTAAAGGGCAATACTCTTGGTTGTTTGGTGGTATGAGATAAAAGATTAGTGAACTATTTAATTTTTAAAAAAATTCATTATAATTTAATAAAAAACTTATGGCAAATAAAAATTTAACATTATTTCAAAGATTAGGTCAAGTACTTGGTCCAGATTCTATAAAACAAACTCAAAAACAACCTACTCAACGTTTTAACTTGGGTAATGGTGAATTGCTTAAGACTGATAATAAAGCTGAATTTGAAAGAGCTAAATTACAGGCTCAACAAAACAAATATTTAGGAAGCCTTTGGAAAAAGGTAGAAAGTGGTTTGTTTCAACAATCAATCAATTATGAAACAACACGTATTGGTTCGTATTCTGATTTTGAAGCAATGGAATTTTACCCAACAATTGCAGCCGCTTTGGATGTAATGATGGAAGAATCAACTACTGTTAATGACCATGGTAGAGTACTTAACATTTATTCTGACAGTAAGCGTGTAAAAGGTATCCTTGAGGATTTATTCTTTAACCGTTTAGATTTACATACTTCACTTCCAATGTGGACTAGAAATACATGTAAATATGGAGATAACTTTGTATTCTTGAATATTAATGATTCACATGGTATCTTAGGTGCTAAACAAATGCCTAACTATGAAATGGAACGTAGAGAAGCTGGTTTGTTTGATATGGTGTCTGGAAGAGAATTACCTAACGGTGAAGAATCAATGACTGATAAAGTTAAGTTCTTCTGGAGAGGTCGTGATGTTGAATTTAATTCATGGCAAATTGCTCACTTCCGTTTATTAGGTGACGATAGACGTTTACCTTACGGTACATCTGTTTTAGAAAAAGCTAGACGTATTTGGAAACAACTTATCTTATCTGAGGATTCTATGCTTGTTTACCGTGTAACTAGAGCACCAGAAAGACGTGTATATAAAATCTATGTCGGTAACATTGATGATGCGGATGTTGAAGCATATGTAAATACAATTGCTGATAGATTTAAACGTATGCCGATTACTGACCCACAAACAGGTCAAATCGATTTACGTTATAACCAATTAGCTAATGACCAAGATTTCTTTATCCCAGTAAGAACTGAAGATGCACCTAACCCAATTGATACTTTGCCTGGTGCACAGAACTTGGACCAAATCGCAGATATCGAATACTTGCAAAGAAACTTATTCACAGCATTGCGTGTACCGAAACCATTCTTAGGTTTTGAGGAAGCAACTGGTGAAGGTAAAAACTTAGCGTTACAAGATATTCGTTTTTCTAGAACGATTAACCGTATTCAACAATCAATGTTGCAAGAGCTTAATAAAATTGCAATCATTCACTTATACATTTTAGGGTTTGAAGAAGATTTAGATAACTTTACTCTTACATTGAATAATCCATCTACTCAAGCTGAAATGCTTAAAATTGAGCACATGCAACAAAAAGTTACGTTGCTTAAAGACGCTGTATCTGATATCGGTAATGGGTTTGGTACAATGTCATGGACTCGTGCACATAGAGATATTATGGGTTGGTCTGATGATGAAATCAAATCAGATTTACTTGAACAACGTATGGAGAAAGCAGCGTCTGCTGAATTACAAAATACTGCAAACGTTATCAAACATACAGGTATGTTCGATACTGTTGATAGAATCTACGGTGACTTCAAAGCGGCTATGGCTGGTGGAGGCGGTGCTGGTGGAGAAGGTGATGCTGGTGCCGAAGGTGGTGGCGGTGGAGGCCTAGGTGGTTCTTTCGGTGGTGGAGGAACTGGTGGTGAAGATTTAGATTTTGGTGACACTGAAGATGCTGGTGCTGAAGCAGAAGCTGGTGCTGAATTAGAAGGTGGTGAAGAAGCTTTGGCTGGGGCTGAAGAGGTTGCCGCTACTGAACCAGAAACTGTTGCTGAGGGTTTAAAAAGAGTTGATAAATTGTTAAAAGAAGAAAAAATAGTTTTATCTAAAAAGCTTAATGAAAGAACTCAAAAATATCAAAACAAATGGGTTGATGCTTTGGTTGAATCGGTTAAGCCTAGTGAGAAAAACAAATCAACTGAAAAAGTTAAAATATACGACAAAACGGTAAAGGTAAATCAAACCGTTAATAGCATGATTGATGATATCAATAAAATGTTAGATGAATAAGACTTTTTACAGTAAACTATAATATTTATTATTAAAAATTAAACATATGCAAAATTTTGGTAAAATCACAAATGCATTCAATGGAATTTTAGTAGAAGGGTTAGTGTCGAAAGATACGAGCAGCAAACAAATGTTCAAAAAATACATTAAAACAATCAGAGAAAATGAGGTTTTAAAAACTCAATTCATGATTTACAACAATATAGAGAATAAAATAGAAACGAATGAGTTCAAAGCCAATTTGTTTTTACAGGAAAACATCGCTCTATTAAATAAGTTTTCAAAAAAAGAAATCGAAGCAGCAAACTCTAAACTAGCTGAACCAGTTTTAAATGAACAAGAAACTAGTTATCCTAACCAAAAGTTACATGAGGATATTACTACACTTATCTTTACTGAAAAAAATTCTAAAAACATTGATTCGATTGTTGAAGCAACATCTAGTATTATTGACTATATGAAAACCAACAAAGAAAGAGAAATTAAAGAAAGCATCGATTTACCTAACAGTATGTTGACCACTATCATGGTTGATAAGTACAATGAAAAATATTCTACGTTAGATGAATCAGAAAAAGAAGTTATTAAAGTTCTTTTTGAATCTGACGATGAAAAGAAAAAGGAAGTTTATTCATCAATGCTTAGAGAATGTATTGATTTAATCAACGAAAAACTTAAAGAATCTAGCTTGGATGCGAAAGACAAATTATTAAGTGTTAAAGACAAATTATTAAACGATAAACAAGAAATCAATGAAGATTTTACAAAAAATATTTCTAAGTTGATTGAATTAAGAAGCAATTTAAAATAATATAGTTTAACAGCACAATTTATGACAACCGTTCCAAGTGAAAATATACTTAAATTAAGAGAATTAACTGAACAAATTTGCATCAGAGAAAACAATGACGAGTATAAAGAAATAGTTTTACAATTAATAAACATTTTAGATGAGGGCAAAGAAGAAATTGCTAATTCAAAAACAATTAAAAATAAAGTAAAATGCTATGAATCTATGTGTATTACAATCACTAAGATTTTAGACAAAATTAAAATATACTAAAAATGTCAGAAGAAAAAGATAACTGGGGTGATTACAGTAAATTAGTTCTAAAAGAATTAGAAAGATTAAATGACAATCACGAAAAAATGCGTTCGGATTTTGAATCGAAACTTAACGAAATGAATTTAAAATTAAATGACGTTAAGAACATTGAAAAAAATGTTGGAACCAATTCAATATGGATTGAAAGGGTTAATGATGTATGGTCACCAACACAAATGAAAGAAGCTAAAGATGAAATTTATAAACAAAAAGGTTTGCTTACTTCTGCTATCGCAATCATTACTTTTGTTCAAATCGCTATCGGCATTGCGTTGGCAATTTGGGGTAAGTTCCATTAATATTTAAAATTTGACTTCCTGGTAAAAAATGCTTATATTTGTATTAAATTACCAGGATATGAAAACAGGAAAAGAACTTAAAATGAACAAATTTAAAAACTACAATGTAGTTTTCGGAAGTGTTAATAATAAAAACCCAAAAGCGATTTATATTAACATCTCAGCATGGGCTGAACCACTTAGTGAAGACGAAACAAATTACACTAGAGTAATCAGAGACATGCACAAAAAAATAAAACAGGTTATGTATAACCATTTTTATTCCAACCCTAACAATGATTTTGTAAAAGAAAATACAATAGTTGATTTAGATATTAGGGAGTCTGGAATTAGATACGGGAAGCGTAGCTTTATGAGTTGTGAAATCACCCTATACCTACATACAGAGGTCGCAGCCAACTCAGAACGAATGAAAAACAATCTGGATGAGATTACACCGATTATAATTAAATCGGTTTTTGATAACGATAAAACGTTTAATTTCCACAGAAAAAAAGCATAAACTTAAACCCTTGGTAGAGATACTAAGGGTTTTTTTATTTTACCAGTATATTTATATCTATAACCTAGCAACTATGGATGTAAATTATAAAGACTTTAGAATACTTAAACGTGGTGAAAGCGGTTGGGGTGGATTAATCGAGCACGATGCTGGTTATATCTCTCCAGAAGAACCGAGAAATCAACCATTTATCAACGAGATAAAAAAATTAGATACAGGTGGCAAACTAGCTATCATGGAACCCCTTATCGTTTATGTGGTTTTACAAAAGTTTGGTATCCTTAATCGTAATGGTAGAATCTATCCAGAAGCTATCCTTAAAAACCAAGACAGACTATATCAAGAAGCAATTAGAGAAAGAAGAGCGGTTGGTGAATTAGACCACCCAGAATCATCTATTATTGCTGGTGATAGAATTTCACACAACATTATTGAAACATGGTGGGAAGGCCACACACTTATGGGTAAGATGGAAATCTTAATGACACCTGGTTTTATTAACTATGGTATTGTATCAACCAAAGGTGATGAGGTTGCTAACTTATTAAGAAACAGAATCAAAATTGGTGTTTCTTCTAGAGGTGTAGGTTCGTTGGTTGAAGGTAAAAATGGTGAACAAATTGTACAAGACGATTTTGAGATTATTTGTTGGGATGTTGTTACAGCTCCTTCTACACCAGACGCATGGATTGGTAGAAATAGAGATGAAATGAAGCCTTATGTTGAAAACACAGAGACAAAGAAACCATTATTAAAAGAAACCCTATTAAATGATTTAGATAAATTTTTATCTGAATAACACTTTTTTTACCATTTTTTACTGAAAAAATGATTTTTGATAAAATAACGTATATTTATTAACAAATGAGAAGTATCTCATTGTTTATCTATAAAAATAAAACTAAAAAAGATAAAAAAAAATGGCAGATAAAAAATCTATAATTGAAGAAGCACTTTTGGATATCACGAATATTCAAAACGCTCTTAATGCCAACACCAAAGAAATACTTCGTAGCGTTGCTAAAGAAGAAATTAACGGTGTGGTGAAAGAATCTCTAATTGACGAGGTTTATGAAGAAGAGGAATTGGAATTGGAACCAGCTGGTGAAGAGGAAGAAGAATCAACAGAAGATGGCTTAGGTGACATTGAAGACTCAGAAGAGGAACCAGAAATGGGTTCTGAATTAGGAATGAACACAGACGTGTTAGGAGGAGCAGAAATGGACATGACCGCAGCATCGGATGATGAAGTAATCGCAATCTACAAGAAATTGAGTGGCGAAGACGAAATCGAAATCGTGGGTGACGAAATCCACATGAACATCACTGAACCAGGTGAGTACGTAGTTAAACTTGACGGAGTACAAGCAGATGATGAGGAATTAGAATTGGAGCCAGCTGAAATGGGTGGTGAAGAAGAAGAGGAATCTGACGATGTAGAATACGAAATCGAAATGGATGATGAGGAAGAATCAGAAATGCCAGATGACTTAGTACCAGCTGATGAAGAAGATGAAGAAGAAGTTGAAGACGAGGAAGAAGTTGAAGCTATCGATGAAAAAATTAGCATTGGAACAGGAATGAGTGTTGGTACTCACCGTAACAAAACTGCTAGTGGTTCTATTGGAGCTCAAGAAAATCCAAAATCAATGGCTGAATCTGTAAAAGCGAAAGCATTAGTTTCTGAAACAACTAAAAAATATAATAGCTTATTAACTGAGGCTACTAAACTTAAAGGGGAGAACGAAGAATTCAGAGCTGCTCTTAAAGAATTTAGAACTAAGTTAGTAGAAACTGTGGTATTTAATTCTAACCTTACATATGTAACTAAATTGTTCATGGAACATTCAACTACTAAAGGTGAAAAACAAAATATCATCAAAAGATTTGACGAAGAGGTTTCAAACCTTAAAGAGTCTAAAAAACTTTACAGAACTATCGCTAACGAATTGGAAGTAAGAAAACCAATTAACGAATCGATTGAAAGTAAAATCATTAAAGAGGCGACTACTAGTACTTCAAAACAATTAAATGAAAGCACTGCGTATGTTGACCCTTCAACAAAGAGAATCATGGATTTGATTAACAGAGTTGAAAAAAGATAATAACCCTAACAAAAAAAAATAAAAAACAAATTATGTCACATTTATTAACATCTGGACAGGTTGGTAACATCGGATTAAACCACATGAAGGCTATCCGTAAAGAAACACAATCTAAATGGGATTCATTAGGATTCCTAGACGGTCTAAAAGGACACGTTAAAGAAAACATCGCTCAGTTATATGAAAACCAAGCGTCTACATTATTAACTGAAACTACTACACAATCTTCTGGTTCTTTCGAAACAGTTGTATTCCCAATTGTACGTAGAGTATTCTCTAAATTATTAGCTAACGACATCGTGTCTGTACAAGCTATGAACATGCCAATCGGTAAATTGTTCTATTTCGTACCTCAAACTTCTAGCCGTGTTGACGCTGCTGGTGTTGCTGGTAACGATTACGCTGCAAACGGTGGAAATGGTGCTTACGGTACTACTTTCTCTGCTCATACAGCATTAAACAATGGTATCCCATCTTGTATCGACCAATCAAATTGTGCGGTTACTCAATTCATCGGAAAAAACTTATACGATGCATTCTACAATGACGGTTTATTTGATAACTCAAAAGGTACATTAACAATCGTTGCTGGTTCTAACCAAGTTTACACTTTAGGTGTTAATGGTAATTACACAGTTGCTGCTGCTGGTGCTACATTGCCAACTGCAACTGATGGTTCATTAAGAAGCATGATTGTTGGTATTTCTGGTTTCTCAGCTGGTTTAACTACAAACGGTAGAGAAGTAATGACTGGTGCTGATGGTAACCAAATGGATACTGAATCATTCTTAGCTTCATTACACGTATTGTCTTCTAACGCTATCTTAGATAGAGACGGAAACACAATCATTGCTGCTGGTAAAGAAGTCCCTTTCCGTCTTGTTACTCAACAATATGGTGAAGGTATCGTTACTAAAGGTACTGGTGCTAACTACCTTACTGATGGAAGTGGTGTATGTTACTTAGAATTAGACTTACGTCACCCTGTAGGAACAACTGCTGGTGGTACTGCTGCTGCTAACTCTACAGCTACATATGATGGTTACGTTGGTGCTTCTGCAACTACTGTATCTGCATTCACATTAACATCTGCATGGGCTAGATACGCAACATTAGAGCTTGAAACTGAAATGGGAGAAGTATCTTTCAGATTAGACGAAGTTGTTGTTGCTGTTGAAGAAAGAAAATTACGTGCTACTTGGTCTCCAGAGCTTGCTCAAGACGTTAGTGCATTCCACAACATTGATGCTGAAGCTGAATTAACAGCTATGTTATCAGAACAAGTTGCTGCTGAGATTGACCGTGAAATCCTTAGAGATATCCGTAAAGCTGCTGCATGGCAATTACGTTGGGACTACAACGGATGGAGAAGAGCTTCTTCAGCTGCTAGCCCATACACACAAAAAGACTGGAACCAAACTTTAATCACTAGATTAAACCAAGTTTCTGCACAAATCCACAAATCTACTCTTAGAGGTGGTGCTAACTTTATCGTAGTTTCTTCTGAAATCTCTGCTATCTTTGATGATTTAGAATACTTCCACGTAAGTGATGCTAACCCAGAACAAGACCAATACAACATGGGTATTGAAAGAATCGGTTCATTAAGCGGACGTTACCAAGTGTACCGTGACCCTTATGCACCAGCTTACTCAGTAATCATCGGTCACAAAGGTAAATCTTTACTTGATACTGGTTACATCTACGCACCATACGTGCCATTACAATTAACTCCAACGATGTACAACCCGTTCAACTTTGCTCCAGTTAAAGGTATCATGACACGTTACGCTAAGAAAGTTGTTAACAATAGATTCTACGGTCACGTAAGAGTTGATGGTGTTCCAACATTTGATGTGAACGAATTAAGATAATCATAATCTTTATAAATTAAAAAAGGCTACCTAACGGTGGCCTTTTTTGTTTTATAAGGTATTTATAAACATGAAGAATATAATAAAACAACTACTTAGAGAAGGGTTAACCGAATCAATTTTAAATTCACCATTTAAGGGTAGAAATTTATTATACCATAGTACGTTTATTAGTAGAGTAATGGAAATCATTACAAATAATAAAATAGAAGCTAAAACTACTCAAAAAATATTAACAAAGTTTAATGATGAGAGTAAAAGTTATAATGGTGTCTCTCTAACTAGAAACGTTAATTTAATTTTTAGCGATATACAATTAATTCTAGATGGTGACGCAATCAAACGTGATTTTGGCAAACGAGTAATACCGCATGATTATTTTGCCCAATTTGGAACTAAAACAAAAGCGGATACTTCTAGAAGTGATTACAACGAAAGTGAAGAATTTTTTATTGGTGCATTAGAACCAATATCTAAATACTTACTTGGTATTAGATTTACGCCATCTAGTGGGACAATAGAGGATTTCAAAACGGGCGAACCAGAACTTTTTTCTGAATTTAAAGAAAAAATTGGTGACATACCATTTTATGATTATAATTTTAATCAAATAAAATTATAATTAGTTTTCTTTAATCGCTTTCTCCCACCATGTTAGATTATCATCTTCTTTGAGATATTCTTCTAAATAAGTAATGTCCAATTCCCATTTATGTCTTGACCTTTTAAAGAATGTATCGAATGCGTTGACTAGATATTCTTTGGCATCATCTTCTGTAATACCATTAACTTTCATTAATTGTTGTAACACAATTTCGCTTTCACCTTTTATTTGGGCCAAGCCTGGGTGTTTTACTTTATGACAACATGGGCATAAAGATATCAACCCCACTAGCTTTTGTGTAAGTGTTTCATCATTGTAATCCCATATTTCGTGACATTCTACATTATGGTTATACCCTTGATTTTTACCAGTGTCACCACATATTTCGCATTTGTTGTCGGCAGCATTGTAAGATTTTTTTCTTATTATATCCCATTCTTTTTTTGTTACGTTACTTCTAACGTTACTGTACCATGATGATGACGGTACAATTTCCGAGGTTAACTTATACTCTTTCACTATCCTTGAATGTATTTTCTAAGTAATTCTCTAATCGCTTTACCTAGTTCTTGGTCATTTGGTGTTTTATCAACCAATTCAATAACATCTTGTAAAACTTCATTTGGGTTTTCTTCCATATGTTTTTTATACAAAGATACAATTTTTTAATTAAATTTGCAATATTTATTATAAAAAAGTTATGAAAAAATTTTTATTAATGTTAGCGTTCGGTCTAATATCAACAGTTTCAATTGGTCAAAAAATTACAACAGACAATAAATTAATTATCTCACATGGTGACATTACTTTGTATCTAACGAAAGATACTTGTGCACTAGCCTCAAAGCATGTTATCACATACGCTGAGTTTCAGAAGTTAGACAAGGAAAGAGACAACAAATGGTTCCAAGACACATATAAGGGAAAATACACCAAGGATTCTTATTTGAGAACTGGTTATGATATTGGCCACCTAACACCTTCACACATTACATCGTATGATAATGTATTAAACCATGATTCTTTTAGTCTATTTAACGCAGCACCACAACTAGCAGCATTCAATAGAGGCAAATGGGCTCAAATGGAGGGTGGTATTGAAGATACTATAGCCAAGTATAAGAAAGACGCAGTTATCATCACAGGAGTCATCTATGACGGTAAAAAGACCACGTACATGGGTAAATCAAAAATTCCAATCCCTATGTCATTCTTTAAAGTCGTTTATATCGACAAAAAAGTATTTTGTTGGATTGGCTCTAACATAAATGGATTGATTACCACAACTACAGTAAAAGAATTGAATGAGATATTCAAACTAAATAAAATGACTCTTAAAATAGATTAAATAAAAAAGCCTAGAATTACCTAGGCTTTTTTTATTACGTTAACTCTTATATTTTATTTAGGCTTTTGTACCACAGCTAGAACAGAATTTATGTCCTTTACCTAATTTGGCACCACAGTTTGTACAGTAAACTTTTACGTTTAAATCTTCCACTGTGTTTATTTTTTGTGATACTGGAAGAAGTTTATATTCTACCGTATGGAAAGCAAAGTATTCGAAATCTTTGTTTACCGTTTTAAATTTTTGGTCTGAACTAGAACCTTGTTCAACTCTACCTGTTTCAACAGTTTTTGCTGAACGAAGCATGCTACCAAGAGTTTTTAATCTTTTCTCTTTTTTGATTGGTTCAGTTCTTTGTGAGTACGTTACATCACCTAGGCTCAATGAATCCATTGTCGCACTAGAATTATAGAACGCTGTGTTAACAACACCACTAGTGTTAGATATATTACTAAGATTAGCGGATGTAGTTGTAAAGCTAGCGTTTCCAGTCGTACATGTAGTACCATTAATATTAGGTACATAACCACCAGTATTGTTTACCCATGTTGGTCCCCCAAATGAACCACCAAAAGTTGATGTTCCTTGAAGAGTTAGTGTACCACCATAATATTGAGGCGTTCTTTCTCTGAAGAACTCCACCTTAACGTCACCGTTGTTTTCGATTGCTGCTTTTACTTCGTTGGTGTTGGCTACTTCGTAGATATCGAATAAGAATTTTTTAGCCACGTCTAAGTAACGGTCCAAAAACACTCTTTGGCCAGGGTTTAATACCAGTCCACCTTGAGATAAAGCTTTGTTGTTAAGTGTGATTTTTGCCAATACAACTTCTGTTGTTGGGTTGAAGATTTCAATTTGGAACTCTTGTCCGCTTTGAAGGTAATAAGTCGGCATTTCGCCTTTTGTGTTGTAGAGTTTAATTCTACTTTTGTTTACAGCAATGTTAGCTGTTGGAACCGTTTTAGACGGTTCGTAAATCATTTGTTTTTTCATTTTGTTTAACTTTTTAATAGTTGTTATTATTGTACCGATTTCTTTGTTGCCTTAACAACTCTAAAGTCAAATTTGACTCGAAACCGATAACGTGAGTTAACGTAAATATAAATATACGACAAATATTTTTTTTGTCAAGTGTTTATTGTGAATTTCTTAAATCAACTTGATTGACAATCTCAAATTGTACAGCACGTTTGATTGTTGTTACTTCTAAATTAGACGTAACCAACACATCCAAATAGTATGTATTAGGGATAAGACTAGCGGTATCCAATAAAAAATAATAATTATTAACAGCCATTTCAACTGGTTGGAAGTCTATAACTGTCAATTCAGCAGAACCTTCAGAAACATAAAGCCTATATTTTAAATCGCTTATGTTTTGTGATTGTTCTACGGTGTATGGTATTCTAGCAGAAACCAAAACTTTACGAATATCACCACGTTTTATTTTTTCCATATTTTGTAAACCAGCAATTGATACACCAACTTTTTTAGGTAACGAATCACCATTCATGTTGTAGTACTCAAAAGAATCTTTAACAACAAAATCCAAAGTTACATCTGGTCTAGTAACACCATTGATTGTTACGTTTTGCCAAACATCGTTATACATTGTTTCAACGTTATTAGCCGTTGTTGGAACTAGTATATCTATAGAATAAACACCTTTGGTTACATGGTTTACCATATTGTTAGGGTATGACGCAAATAGGGTACCATTATTATCATACACATCTACGTTAGGTTTAAAATCTAAATTCGTTGGATTTCCCGCAAGATTTACGTAAAGATATAGTTTGTTCTGTTTGTCTAGGTAAAAGTTATTCCTATCGTCTGTAATGTGGTTAGAATACGTTGTCTCGATAAAAGGTTCGTAAAATGTTTGAGTATTGTTTGTAAAGAACCCAACATATTGTAATGTCGTAGTATTCATAATCTCATACGCTCTCGCATATGCAACCCCCAAACCATAGTTTGTGTTACCTGTTAATAAACCATTAACATAATTAGTAATATCCATTTCAATATTTTCATTACCTTTATTAAAATGTTGTGTAGATACCGTGATTCCAGATGGTGAACCAGAATAAACCCCTGTACCTTCATTCCATTCAACACCAGTTTGTGCGTTTACCCAGTTTGATACACCATTATTAAAAGCAGCATCACCTTGGGCTAATATAGGTATTTCGTAGTCATAACCAACACCATTATCCCATAGTTGACCGATTTTAAATGTAATAAGGTCAAAAGAAGTTGTTCTATCTTTTGAACCCATATTTGTGTTTAACAATTCTTTATCAAATGAACCAGTATTGGTCATTCTAAGTGTGTGTTTTAACTTTGTTAAGTCTGTGAATGTTCCACCTGTATATAAATCTCTAAGACGAGTTTCATCGAAACGGAATAAGAATCTACTATATTGGTGTTGACCTTCAGCACCACCATAGAATAGTTCAGTTACTGGGTTTAAACCAGTATTAACATTGGTGTTGCTGACGATAGTGTTGTTCTTATCGAAGTATGTACGTATTACCATTTTATCTTTTATTATAAATATCTAAAAAGATTAATTAATACGAATGTTTTTAGATAACATTGATTTTTCTAAGTCTTCAGCTCTAGATTTGAATGTCGCTAATGCTTGTTTATTTCCAGACGCTGTTAAATCAGTAGCTGGGTTACCGTTTCCATTGTGAACGTGAGCAAACAAAGCTTCCTTTAAAAGTTTGAGATATTCAATCAAAACATCACCAAAAGGTAGTTGGTGAGCTTCTTCCAATATTCTAGCCATTTCATCATCGCTAATTAAAGTATCTTGACCTGTAACGTTAAATCTAGGACTACCATCTTTATGTGTAATAAGGTTTATTTTGTTTGCAACAATATTGGTTATAGTACCATTTTCTGTTGCCTCTTTGTTTATAACTACATCATTTTTTATTTGAATATATGCTTGTGTTTTTGTGTTAAATTGAAACGGGAATGGGTTTTTATCTGATACTGGTACATTTTCAAATTTACCAGCTCTAAGTATTACTTCATTTGTTTTCTGTGTAATATCCGTATTGTATCTACCTTGAATTGAGATATCTTCCAAGTCTGGAAAAATTCCTTTAAGTTGTGGTATCGTATTAACATTTACTTTTGGACCAACTGGGCCGAAGGTAAAACCAGCTAAAGATGTAATTGCGGAATCTCTATTTAATTTATCTAATTGAGAGATTATAGGTCCGATAAATAATCTATCTATATTTTGTTTGGTTGTGTCTAAAACAAAAACCCAAACAGCTTCACCTACTTTAGGGTACGTAGATAAAAATTTAGGAATAATAGGTGTGGCATATGGTAAATCAGCATTTGAAACACCATCATCACCACCGACTGATTGTGAACCCTTTACACGAACTTTTATTCGTCCTAAACCAAAATCATCAGTTACAGAAATAACTTCACCGTACTTTAAATACTTAAAATTACTTACGTTTTCATAAGCACTTTTTTCACCTCTATTTAATTTATTGGTACCTTCATAAAAATACATATTATTCCCCTTTTAATCTTTTAACTATTATTTTGTTAGCCACGTCAAATCTTTTTTCGATTTCAACCAATTTGTCGTAATCTTGCAACATTTTTAGTTTGATAGCTTCGTGGTCAGCTTCCATTTGTTTTATCTCAAACAAAATCTCATTGTTTGATTTTTCTTCTAAATCTTCGTACATAATATTTATTTTTATCTAATTATTCCATCACCAATTCCCATTGTAGTTGTGGCACCTTGAGAAATAACTGGGGCACCTAAATTACCAACACCAATAGTCATAACTGCAATTCCTGGTGGAATAACAACATCAACTTTGGCTTCAGTTAAAACGGCATTGATGATTTCTTCAATTCGAATTAACTCCATAGCTTCTTCATTATTAGGCCCATCAGCAAATACATCACCGACTTGTCTTCCAGCTTCTGATTGTCTGGAAATAATTCTAGAAGCAACGGCACTGGCTGAAACACCTGGTCTTAGTTTTGCACCAATCATAATTAAAGGTGGTGGCAACGGGGCAACAGGTTCATCTGGAATAGAGAATGCTGATAGAATAATATTTAACACACCACTAATACTCCCTAGGTTAAAACCAGAAGTGCTTGAACTGGTATCTTCTTTTTTATCAATATTAAACGCCATTACCCTAAACCTTTTATAATTCTAATCGCTTCTTGTGGTACACCTACTAGGCTTAACAACTGAGCTATTTTATTTTTTGCTTTATCGATTTGTTTTTTAGCTTGTGCTTGACCAACTAATTCAGCTATTCGTTTCAACGCAATCACCAATAACATTTTGATAATCATAGTTGTAATTTTTTTTATGATTCTTTTAAACAATGCTTTGTTTTTTTTAATAAAATCAACACCATCACCATATGTAGCTGTTGGTCCGTAAACAATTTTAAAATTAACCAAAAAGATAAGGACCACCTTTGGTGATAAAACCACACCAACAATTGCTTTAATCAATGTATTAATTATTCCTTGTATAAAGTTTAATTTAATTGATTGCTTGTCTTGTGGGTTAAGTGACTTATCTGTTGTTGTATCAGCCATTTTATCCAAGTGACTAGTTAAGACTTCTTTTTTCTGTTGTGTGGTTACAGCCGTACCCATATCAGAATTAAAATCAGTCAACTCACTTTCTGGTACTGATGCATCAAATGTTGTTGACGCTTTAATCTTTATAATACCTCTTTTCCTATCATCAGCTTCATTTTGAATTTTAGAAACTTCTTCATTGTCAAAGGTAAAATATGTGTCGCTAATTGTTTGGCCTTCATCTGTGTTAACAATTTTATCAACAACACTATTAATTTTTGCTTCAGCTTCTAGTTGTTTTCTACTTTTACCTAAACTAAATGATATTGAACCAAATATGGTGTCAATTATTTTATTTACTAAACCTTGTGAGTTAAACAAATTTAAACTATCAACAAAATTATTGTTTAAATCATTAAGCGTTTTACTATCATAACTTGGATTGGCTTTGATAATAAGACTATTGTTGGGGTTAAGACCGTTAGGGTCCAATGAAACAAATTTAAAATCAATAATGTTTTGCCATGTATGTGTGTTTCCATCATCTTGGATGACTGCATATAAAAAAGTGTTGAAATCTGTTGATGTCAAACCAGCTGTTGGGTCATCGTATAGTAATTTACCAGATACACTAGTTGGGTCGACTTTCATTAAATCTAGAAAGTCAATTTTTTTAACTTCAATTACAATACCAGTGGTACTATTTGATTTAATGAAAGCTGGTAGGCTTGGGTTAATACCACAACTGACAATACTTTTTAATTCTAATTTAAGAGCTTTTTTAATTTCGACTTCGATTTCTTCAATTGAGTATGTAAGGATATCAACCAACGCTTTAATTAATGCAGCATACCCAATCAAAGATTTGATTAGGTCAGTAAGGAAAGTAATACTATCCCCGTTGTTGTTGATTGACGGAAATGAAGAACTTAGCTTTAACTTTGGCATTGATTCTGTCAAAGTCTTAGCAGCAGCAATATTTCCAAAAACCTTTCTTTTTTTATCTAATACACCCATTTTGATTAATTATCGTCATCGTCATTTACGTCTTTGTTTTTCAACATCTCACGAATAGTTTTAAAATCACTAAGAGATGCTGAACCGTTACTTCTTTCAGAAATAGCACCTTCAGCATCTCCTCGATTTTTGATAATATCGCTTTGTAGTTTAGCTAATTCTAACTTTATCCTAATTGCCGAATCTTTAACTTTTAATAAACTACCTTTTTCTTTGGCAATTTTTGTTAAGTCATCGATATCTTCTGGTGTAGCACTAGCTGATAATTCATTGATGGTCTTTTGAGCATCATTGATTTGTAAACACGCATCATTATAAGTTTCTTGCATAAGACCTTCTAACGATTCGTTGTTGTTTACTTTAACTTCTTGTTTTTTCTTTCTAGGCATGGTTTTTTTGTTTTACTATAAATACCTGTTAATACGGTTTTATTGTAATAATTCTATAAACCATGATGTTTTAATAGCTCATATAGCTCTTTATATCTTTTCATAGCCAACCGAATATCTTTCGTTGATAGGTTGGTATAGTTCCTCATGGTTTCTAAAACAGAATTTTTATTATATTTGGAACCACCATCCATAGCTTCAAATGCTGTTTCCCAGTTTTCTAGTATTTCTATAAGAGCTAACCCTACTTTTCTTTCGTTATCGTTTAATTTTTTTTTAGGTAATTGATTTTCATCGTTCATTTCTTCTTTGATACCTTCAGATAATTTTTTAATAAAATCATCCATCATAAACCCATCACTGTCAATAACATAAGTTAAGTCTGCTCTTCCCTCTAAATTAGACGACATATCCTCATAGGATGCCGTCTGTTTCATGTACTTTTCATCTTTAATTAACAACCCTAGAATATAATTCTTGGCTATTGTTCCAAAATACGAATAAGCTTTTTTGCCCCTCCCAGTTTCAAATTTATGCACCTTTGTCATCAGAAAAGAAACGGTGTCACCATGAAGTTCTTCAAAAGTTTCACCCTTTCTATATAATTTATATCTTCTGATGATTGATTCAATCATTTTATCTAATGGTGCTTTTAACCATTCATTAAAAATCACGTTTCTCTCCGCTTCACTATCTGATTCTAAAAATTTGACTACCGCTTCTTCCTCATCTGGACCAAAGTACATATCGTTTTTCCTTTTGCGTCCTCTTTTGGTAATCATTTATTAACTTTGTGACTCGTATGTTATCTGTCTATCTTTTGGGAAATAGTATTCTTTTTTCGCTGTTGATAACCACCATTTAGCCTCGATTGGGTCAAGTGTTTCTTTATAGTTTGAGAATAAAGAACCTGGTCTTTGATTAACATGTTTGTAACCAAATCTAGGAACAACCATTACTCTAACATCCTTGAATGTCATACGTAATAAGAATTCATAAATAAATGTTAATTTCATACTAGGTTTAAACCCACCAAACTCATCATAAGTTGATTTTCTGATAACCATACCATCGATGTTAAAGTTTTGATAAGTTAACAATGCGTTGTTATCCAAGATACCTAACTCGTCAGAGAAGCTATTAGCCCAAACTGCTTCGTTGGTGAATCCGATAAAGTTTCCAACAGAATCTACATCGATTACTATCGGTAAGAATAAATCTACATTAGTATGTGCGTCTCTATATTCAACCACATTTTTGAACCAAATCTTAGCGTATTCGTCATCGAATTCTAAGATAGAGAACCATTCTGTTTTAGCAACAGAAACACCGTAATTAATTTGAGAAGCAAAATCAGTAGCACCATCGTTTTCAGCGATAACTACTAATTTTTTATTTGTACCAAAGTCAAAAGCTTTGATGTATTTTGCTGTTTCACTACCTTTAGGTACAACGATGATTAATTCATCTGGTCGTACTGTTTGGTCTGTAACGCTTTGGATTGCGTTTTGAAACATAGGTTTTGTTACTTCGTTCAATTCATGAACTGGAAGGATTACTGAAATATTTGTTTTTGCCATTTGTTTGTAGTTTTAATTAAACGTTAGTTGTTTGTGCTTTAGCTTCTTCTAATTTAGCTAAAGAATTTTGCATTTCTAAAATTCTGTTATTTGTCAAATTATCGTATGCCTTAGCTAAAGCATCTTTTTGTTTTTCTTCGGTGTATAAACCTTGAGAAGATTTAATTCCTTCAATTAAATCAGTTGGTACTGAATCCTCTAACCAAACTTTTAAGTAAGTTGCGATTAATTCTGGAATGTTTATTGTCGTGTTAGTCCAAACACCGTTGTTGTTAATGATTAGGTTACCTTCTTCATCTTTAGTCTCCATCCATTCTGGAATAAGATTAGGCATTTTACCAATCACAGTTGTGTTACACTCAATCGCTTCTAATGGGAATGTCCCAAAACCAGACGTATCGTCAACCCACACAGCCAAACAAGATTTAGCTAGTTCAGTAGCAAATTGTTGTCTAGGTAACCCTCTTAGTTCTTTAAATGTAATCCATTTGTAGATTGGGAATTGTAAGTAAAATGATTTTGCAATTTTAGCAGCATCTCCTTGGTTTCGAGTAAGGATTGAAACAACAGGGATTTTTGGTTTATCACTATCTTTAAAATAAGATGGGATAGATACTGGTACAACTTGAGTATTGATTGATGGGAATAATGATTTTAAATAATCAGCTTGTTTTTCTGAAGTTGTGATTACATCATTGAAACCATAATCAGTATTCCATCTCTTACCGATAGGTAATAATTCTAATAAGTAATCATAGCTTTGAGAAAAAACAACTTTTCTACATGGGAAAGCTTTTACTTGGTCCATAACATTAGAGAAAATCTCTGGGATAACAATAATGTCAGCTGGGCTAATGTTTAAGTTTTGACCTTCAATTGAAATGTGTGGCAATGCCGCATATTCTTCACCTAACCATTCAGACAAACCTTGTCCGTTTTCGTCAGCTTTCAATTTATAATCATTTTTTTCATGTAGGATAGCAGCTTTGTACCCTAATTCGTTAAGTAACTTAACGTGTTCGTAGATATTGGCAATACCCGCAGTAGGGTTACCTTTAGTATCTAGAGTGAAGAAATAAATATTAAAATTTTTATCTTCTAAGTTTTTGATTACAGTGGTAACTTGACCAATTTGTTCTTCAATTTGTTTTGTTTGTTCTTCCATTTTGTTTTGTTTTTGGGTTATTATATTTCTTTTAGAATGTTATGTTGTTTTAGCGTATTGAATGCGATTCTATACGATACTGGTTTTTTGTTTAATGCTCTTTCAGTACCCAAGGTATCATCTGGTTCATCATCTACGTCATCCATTAACACATCGATAAGCATTCTTAGGATTTCATATTTTGTTGAATCAACGTCCATACCTCTTTCTCTAAATGTTTCCAAGATTTCACTACCTGTCACCTCACCTTTTTCATTTGTGTAAGTCTTTACCACTCTTTCCATGATAACATCATTAGCGTTTTGACCAGTTATTTCAATTGCTTTATTAAAAGCGTCTAAATCTAGTTGATAGATTATTCCTCCAAATTCAATCATGTTTTTAAATTTCTTCGTAAGTTGTTGTTATTGTTGTTAAAATTCTATTTCTAATTTCTTCGTTTTTAATGAAATCCAAAATAGAATCAATTTCGTAATCAGCAGCAACATCTTTATTATAAGATGCTTTTACTTTTACGCTAATTTTTCCAGATGGTTTGTTTTCTAATGCGATAGGATTGGCGGTAATTAATACGTCACAATCACCCCATTCTTCAGAGTTTTGTTTAACGAATCTAATGTTTCCGATTCTGCAACTAGTTTTAGATAAAAAGAAATAGGTAGATGGGATACTTTTATCGATTTCACGACTAACCAATTCAACTTGGTGTTCTTCGTCATCAATCATATCCATAATAAAATTATTGAAGTGGTTCATTAAACCATCAGACATTTGGTCAGCATGACCGAAAATTTCTAGAGGTGCTTCTAAATATAGAAACGAATTAAGTTTGTTAATGTCATCAAACTTAAAGTGTTCAATTAAATTGAAATTGGTAACGTCATCTTCCGTAAGGTTAGTTTCACCTATGTACTTATCGTAGGTGTAAACCAGTTGGCCGATGAAATCTCTTAAAACCTCATTTATACTTATTCCTATTTTCATGATACCAATCTACTGATAAAATAGGAATAAGTAAAGTAAAATCTTTAAATTATCTGTTTTTTTTAAAAAATTTTAAAAAACTAAAAAAACCTTCTTCTTTAATTGTTCTAGATTTTGGTGGTTTTGGTGGATGTAAATCAGTTTCACGTCTTTGCGGTAGTTCTTTCTTTTTATAGTCTTTATGTTCAAAAATATTTATGAAGTACTTTGTAAGTCTATGTCTAACAACTTCTGCTTCAGTAAACTCTACAACATTGACACCTTCTTCTGGGTGAAGTTTTGCCATTCTAACCAACTCAGCTAAACAACTAGTTTCTGGGTTTTTAAGGTCTACTTGATTGCTATCACCCAAAGCAATAACTTTGGTGTGTTCTGAAAAACGTGTAAGGAGTGTTTTCCCATTGTTATCGGTAACGTTTTGGAATTCATCAAATAGAATAATACAATTTGATAACGACCTACCACGAATAGAACCAAACACTTCCATTTTGATATAACCAGCTTCTAATAATTTGTTGGTAAGTTCTTCACCGATTAATTTATAAAAAGCGTCAAAGAATGACATCATAATAAATTTTAATTTATCTCTCTCATCACCAGGCAACGTTCCCAAATCTTCGTCTTTAAGTTGTACGATTGATTTTACTAATTTTATTTCGTAATAAATTTCTGGGTTAGTTTTTAATAAAAGTAATGCCTCAGCAACACTAAGAAGAGTTTTACCAGTACCAGCTGGACCAGTACAGATAGTCACATCACCATTTTTAATTGATTGGGTGAGTTTCTTTTGGATTTCATTCTTATGTTTTAAATCAATTTTAATTTGACTAAGCAAATCTTGTTTCGGTTGAACTGGGATTACGATAGCGTTAGTTTCTGTTTTTTTAGCTCTAGTGGCTCTAGCTGGCTTTGCAGCTGTTGTTTTTATTGGTGTTGAAACTTTTCTCGGCATAAGCGTGTTTTATTAATAAATATCATATATCTCATGAATGATTTTATTTTTTAGCTTTATCAGCGTATTTTTTATCTAATTCCTCAACTCTGTGTTCTTCCATTATGTCTTCACCATTTACTATTACCTTGGCAATGAACTTAATAACGTAGGAACCATTAAACTCTATGATTTTGTCAAAAGATTCTATTTCGTACTGAAATTCTAAAAAATCAGAAACACCTAATGATTTATAAGTCACAAACTCAACGGATTTAATTTCTAACATATTAGAATGTTGTGGGTTTTCAATAGCTTTTTTAACAGCACTTATAAATAAACGACTAGTACGGTTATACTCGTCTGGATAAGCACTAACATAAAACTCTAATAATCTTTGTTTTTTGTTTATCTTTCTAACAACTAATTTTTTTGTAAAGTTTTCTAAGGAAAAACTAGGTGCTTCTTCTCTATTGATTGTGATTGGTTTTTCAGCTTTGTTTGTTGCAAAATATTCTAAACCATCAATCTCACCATGAGTAGCACTAACAATTTCACCTTCATCGTTGAAGTTGATTTCAGCTTGGTCATATATGCTAACGTATTCATTATCCATAGCATCGTTACCACCAAAAGCAATTTCAGTATTGTCGATTACCATTTCAACTGGAAAATTATCTACTTCATCAACTTTTACTTTTTTAAGAGCTTTTTTGTTGTCTCTTTTAATAACTTTAGTTATTGGCATACCATCTTCATCATAACCAATTATTTCGGCTGTAACACCTTCAGTAGCTTTAAGTATTTTATAAGTTCTCCATTTTAAATTCAAAACTTCTTGTGTAATTTCACCGTTTATTAAAGAATCGGCCAATTGACCCTGTGTCATTCTTCTAGTCTGAGTAACATCAGAACTTAACCCCTCACCTGTTTGAGATAGAGCATTTTTTTCAACATTGCTTAACGCTAACGATAAAACACCTAGGTTTTTACCTATCCATTTTCTAAGACCCATTATAATATTTTTTTGAATATTTCAATTATTTTTTTTGACGCATTACCGTCACCGTATGGTGATTCAACATCGATTACGTATTCTTTGATTTGACTATCGAAACTTGGTTTTAAGTCTACAGGTTCGTTAATCAAATAACTACTCAAACCAATTGATTCTGGTCTTTCGGTAATTTTTCTACAAACCAAACACTTTTTATTAAAGAAAGAACATTCTTCTTGAAGACCACCGCTATCTGTAATAACCATTTTTGTTTTAACCAACAACTCTAATAAATCAGAAT